GGTCGGGATCGGAGCAACGATCCTTACCTTTTTGTTTCTCTTTTGGCTGTTTTTGCTGACTTCTTAAAGTCTGCTGCGGTGGGAGCGCCCTTACTACCAGGCGCTCTCATCCTCTCACCACTACCGGCTTTGATCCTTGCTCTCTTGGCATTGATGTTTGCGTAGAGTCCGTCTTTCATTTGACACCCCAAAAGTAAAGGTCGTGCGCCTGATCGTTAGTGGTAAAAGCATACTGTCGGAATTCTGACAGGTCAAACGCTTCTCGAAAGTCTTGCTCGGTTAGGTTGCGGTAGTAGTCACCGCAGAATGGCGCATCATGTGGACTGGTGCGGCGTGTGCCATGCTCTGCCCTGCCTGTGGTCGCGCAGCTAAAGAAGACCAGGCCGGATGACATCCTGATCATATTGGCAAAGGTTTTCAGCCAAGCAGGATTATGCTCAAAGCACTCACAGCTAGCAACAACATCAAAACTGCCATCAGCATAGGTGAGGTCTTCTCCTCTAGCCACCACATCAACATCGGTTCCTGCGCCAAGATCAACGCCAACATAGATACATTGCTCAAAAAATGGACGTATTGAACCATTGATGTTTAGGCTGCCAACTTCCAGGACGTTCTTACGAACAAAGTAATCAGGGAACTGTGACTTGAGGCTGGCAACGAATTCAATTTGTGCTGGATGGCTCAACGACAACCCCAACGCTTTCTGGCTGCTTTGCCACGATCACCTGTCCAGTTGCGGCTACGGGCGCAAAAAGACTTGTGACGTGGGTTAGAGGTATCTTTGGTCGGGGCTTGTAGGTTGCTGCCGGTCGCACGGTTGTACTTGGCTCTGCCTTTGGCAGTCAGTCCACCGCCAGCCTTAACTGACAGCTTCTCACCCCTACCTACCGATAGCTTTACGTTAGTTTTAGACATCATTGTCCTATCTTCATCATTTGAAGTAAGAGTTCTTGCCGACGTTTTTCTACTGCTTGGCGCAGCATATCTGCTTTGATCTGATTGAAATAGGCGCTACGGGCTTGCGCGGCTTTCTCTGCTTCCTCTATAGATGGAAAGTTAGGGAAACGGAATCCTGTTTGCGCTTGCTTCTGGACGTTTTGCTTGATGATATCGAACTGTGTCTTTGGATCGTAGATCACACCGCCATAGATGCTAGGCACGTTATAAAAACCGCCACCAGGCAATCCTAAATCCTCTGCTGATTCGGTAATGGAAAGTTCAGTATGCGGATTCTCGAAGTCATCTTCTTCAAAGACCACTGGCCTATCCATTTCAATAGGGAAGCCAGAAGGGTCTAAAACTTCTTTCTCAGACAATTTTGGCTCCTCGCTGTAGTTGCGCCAATGTCACGCCACCTGTGTACTGGAAGTGCGGATATTCCTTAAACCGCTGCCAATCACCCGCCCACTCTAATCCTGCTGCTTTACCTATTCTGCCAACGTCTTGCCAGATTGAGTTCTTGGAATCCCAAACAGGTTTTCCGTGTAGTAACGGAACGACATCCACAGCACAACGGTAATTATGAAAAGACTGACCAGCCCGTGCATTCGTGACAATCCTCCCTGGTGCGGTTCTGCCTTGAGCGTACAGCGCTGCTTGGCTGAAGTTATCTCGGTAGGTGCTAGTGACAAGCAGTTCTATACCTTCTGCTTCACAATCAGCAATCATCTTCTCGACGCGCTCCCGAACCACTGGCAGCAGGTCTTCAATCTTACGGCTGTTAATCACTTTGCCGCCACTCCTTGAATCTTCTCAACAGTACGCAGCGCACCCAAGCCAAGCATTCCCATCAATACCGGAAGCATCTCAGACAGGTCAGCAGGACTTAGGTTGATGTCATAGTGAGCAAATGCTGCAATCGTCTTGGCTACGCTTATCCCGATCCAGTTCCAGGCACAAGCAGCGCCACATATCCAGCCGATAAAAGGACGCCATCCAGAAACAAAAACGGAAGCATTCGCAGCTTCCACTTTGTTTATTTCTAACTGCCCCATGATCTGCTGCAACTCACCAGACTGTTGCAACTTAAACAGTTCTAGCTTTGCGGCAGCAGCCTGGGTTGGATCAGGCCAAAGCCGGTCTATGACTTTGCTACCAATGTTCAGTATGGCGCTGATCGGATCAAGCGACATTACAAACCCTCGCCTGGCGTGATGTACAGTTCCGCATTGTTATGAGGCGCAATGATGCGGACATAGACCGTTTTGGTTGCGCTAACCTGCGGCCCTGTAAAAACCTTTTCACTGTATGGTGGGATGGCAACTACCGGAGCGCCATTGGCAGTGGGAATGCTTGCTGTGATATTTGCTGTTTGTCCATAGGCAACAAACACAGGATAGTCTTTACTTGTATTGAACACCAAGTATTGATTCACCGGACTAACAGCCGTTAAAGAAACCACAGCCCCTTGAGTGTTCGCGGACGCAGCAACCGCCACCACGCAGTTGCCCATCGGCTGAAAGGCAATATTGTTAGCCATTAGTACACCTTCTTGCCGCCACCTGAAGTCGGGCTTTGCTTGCTGTTGTCGCCACCACCGAAGTTAAAAGTGGAACGGAACCCACCCATAGGCACTTGACCTGGCTGCCAAGTCTGATATCGTTCTGTCGTATCAGACGGTTTCTGAGGACGGATAGCTTTCGCGTATTTCTGGCTGTAGTTGAGTTCTTCAGCCCCAGGTACGCTACTCTTGAGCGTTAGGTCTTTCTTGTCGCGCATCTTTATTCCTTTCCATTCTTATCAAAAGGTAGCTGAATAACGCAAACACGGCTAACGCTACCAGCCTCTCCCACATCAATCCCCACATTGTCCAGCAAGCGAGCGCGAAATTCAGGCACAAAGCCAGAATCACAAGCAATCTCTCGCTGATGACGCTCAAAGCCAAACGTACCAGTGAAATAGCATCCATACTTGTATCCCCTTTCTAAATGGATACTCATATCTTACTACTCATCCTCATCATCAGCAAACCCTGAACCCCAATCATCATCCGATATCCTGGCTTTTAGTTGTTCAAGTTTTAACGCTCTGTCGATGATTTTTGACTTGTCGGTCAAACTAGCGGTTGGATCGGACATGGTGGCCTTTAGCAGATCACCGATTGCCCTCTCCAACTCTGGATTTATCCCCTTGGTCTTCTTGCTCATCGCTTGGCTTTACGCTTCTGCACGGCCTGCTCTGGGCGCTTCATCTTGCGGGTTGGTTGAATCATGGTTGGTGGCGGGGTTTCATCGCCAACACCGGCTTCTTGGGGTCTGTCATTGCGGATCATTTTCTTCCTTTCTTTGCTTTTCGAGCAACACTAAGAGCAATAGCCACCGCTTGCTTCTGTGGCCTCCCACGCTTCATCTCACGACGAATATTGTTACTAATCGACTTCTGACTAAATCCTTTTGTCAGCGGCATGATTATTTCCCTTCCACAACAGATTGAATTGCACCCCTGCCTAAAAAGCCAACGCCTGCCAAGCCACCAAAATACGCCAAAATCTTTCTTGCTTGGTTTCTAGCGTCAGTCATGTCTTGCAATTTTGATACATCTCTGATCATCGTTCTGTATCCAGCGTCATCAATAATGCCGCGCTTTAACAGATCATTGGCTGCGCTACTAACCGCAGACTGAACCTCTTGAGGCGTCTTTGCCGCAACAACATCTGATTGCATCTTCGTCAATGACTGAACTGCTTGCGCCTGCTTTTCTCTAGTCTGAACAAACGTCTGAATAGGCGCTGGTTTCGCTCCAGTCCTAGTGCGACGCAATGCTTCAGCCAAACTTTCGCCAGGGCGTTGAGTTGGTGACGCAGTGGTTTTTAATGCTTCTTGCAGCCTTGATTCGCTTTCTTTGCTTAATTTAGCAGCACGGCTTGCTTCTGTTGATGTTGCTCCAGCAACTTCTCTTGCAGCTTTTTCTGTTAGCTTTGCTTCGTCTACGGCACGTTGTGCTGTTTCTTTCGCGGTACGAATGTCTTTAAATTCGTCGTACAAACCAACTTGACGCAATACTCTTTCGTTACTTTTAAGCCAAGTTCGGACAGAGGCTTCTGTTGGAACCACGCCTTTAGAAAACAAATCTTGCGTAAAGTACAGACGCGCTGAATCTTTTAGCTGTGGACTCCCCTCTAATAGACGGGTAAACACTGGATTGCCAGCCCTAGCCTTGTTGATAACTTCTCCAACAACCTGCGCCTCTGTCAGTTTTTCAGCAGTGCTGATTGGATCAATGTCTACAACTCGCTTCAAAGCACCTTGACGCTCAACAATATCTAGCGGCCTAGACAAAGTGCTGAACTCACCTAATGCTTTTCTATAAGCTTGTGGCGTAGCTTCAATAAGCGAAACACGCAAACCCCGTAATGCGCGTAGAACTTCTTTGTCTGCACCAGTGGTAGGAAAGAACTTATTGATGATGTCTTTGCTAAGATATTTACGCAAAGAATCTGCCTGCTCTAGCGTCAGCATCTCATCGCCGTCGAACTTCGCAAGCGACTTAACTTCCTCCAACATTCCCAAAACTTGTGGATTTCTGGTTCGCAGAGCAATCCCCTCTGCTCTATTAACTAAACCAGAAGTGTTAATTGTTGGCTGAGTTCCAGCAGAGCGAATAACCTGACCAAGTTTAGAACCTTCAGTTCTTGCGTCTACTAACCGCTTTTGCAAATCTTTAGTAGCCTGCCGCAACTCTGCACCAAATTGCTCTGGCGTAATGGTTGGTCTTGCCAACAGTTTCTGCTCAAGAACGTCAACTGCCTGTTGTGCAGCAGCAGTGCGCTCAGACGCCTCTTGTTCTATAACAGCGGCCTTGCCAGCGCGTTCTTCAGCGGTTACGCGACGCGCACCCATTTGTTCCCGAACCGGCTGTCTTACTTGCGCTTGCAGTTGAGCAATCTGCTGTTCTCTTGTTAGAGGTGCGGTAGCGGCGCGTTGGGCGGCAACACTTGGCTGTCGTTCAATTTGTTGAATTGCTCTACTAGCGCGTTCACCCTCTTTTTCAGCTTGGGATATTGGCGCTTGGTATTTAGCAGCAGTAGCCTTTTTCAAAGCTTCAGCTTCTTTAGTGACATCTTTTCCTAAAGCGCGACCTACCATTCCAGCGCCAGAGCGTACCGCAGAAACGCCACCAGTCAATGCAAGTGGAGCAAACCCTGTTAGCAACTCAGCCACAGGGCGTCGCTTTGGGCTGACCATTCCAGCCTTTTCCATTTGCTTGCCAATGTATTCAGAACCGAAAGTTGGCTCTTGGGTATAACCAAAAGGACGTAGGGCAAGCGCACCTATGTCAGCAGGAGCGCCAAGTGTTCCAGCAACCAACGAACGATTTACAACGTCGGTGACTGGTTGGATATACTTTTCACCAAAACTAGGTTCTTGTTTGGAAGCCCATTCCTCTGGACTAACAGCACGTTTTGATTCGCTAGTTTTTGGTTGAGATGCTGCCCAATCTTCAGGACTCATTGCGCCCCCACTGATCTCTTGTAATCAGCCCACTGTTGGTCTGTAAAGCTGGAAGGACGGGAATATGTCTGTCCACCAACCGTTACTGTTTCACCGCCGCCGCCGCCACCACTACCATAAGTTCCTAAGAAATTACGGGGTTTTCCTAATTCTGGAACTTTATATCCTGTTTGTTCAAAAGCCCTAACCCTACTTTGTGCCGTTCCTTCAGAATAATCTGCCTGATCTTGAAGCATTGTTCGAACGAATGAAGGAGCGTCACTTGTTTTTGCAGTAAACGATTGATAATTCTTTAATTCGTTACCTGTTAAAGTTGCTCCAAACAATGCGTGACGATTTGGCGCTTGCAGTCTTTGATACTTAGACCACCACTGTGCAGCCTTTTCGCCTTCTTTGTCACCAAATCTTCTTTTTGCCTCTAAGGACAAATCTGCACCAACGCCAAGAACGCCCAAGCTTGCGTATTCATCTTTGAATTCTTTTTCAAGTTGACGTAATTGATCAGCCAGAGAATACAAGCCCTCTAGTTGAACGGTGTCTTTCTCTTTCATTGGTTTGCCTGCACCACCACCATCTTTTAAGCTGAAAGCAAGATATTTCAAATCACGCGCAGCTTGCTGACGGTCTTCTTGCATTCTTTCCATGAACTGACGCTGCGCTTGTTTATCAGCAGCGCGTAGTTTTTCTGTTTGAATAAACTTAAATAGTTCCTGACCGCCTTTAACTTGCTCTTGCAGCATCTTGATGGTGTTGACCAAACCAACCTTGTCTTTGTACTGCTTTAGGAAATCAGCACCTTCTTGGGCAAACAGCATATCTGCTTCCATGTTTGCCTTTTCCATGTCCACCGCAGCAAGTTTGGCAATGTCTACCATGCGGTTATTCAGCGCATCAATCTTTGTTTTTAATGCTTTCGTGTTGGCTTCAAACAAGTCCTTTTCGCGTAGGTAACGATCTTGCCTGCCTTGTTTGTAACCTTCCATCATGCCGTTCATGGCATTCATTGCGCCAATAGCATTACTCTTACCGCCAGCGCCAATAGCAAACCCAAGTACGCCAACCAAACTAAAGATGGTTGCCATATCTCTGACGTTTTCTTGGGTTGGTACAAACGCCTCGCCAGCCTGTTCTTCTAACCGAGTGCGTTCAGCGCGTAATTCAGGCGCTTTAACTGATTCTGCGTAAGTATCAAAAGCTTCTTGTCTACGACCTAGTTGCGTAGATTCTCGTTCCGCTTTATTAGCTGCCAACTCGCCTTCAAACGAACCATACTCTCGCTGTGCTTTTTCCAACTTGGTTCTAGGCCCACCCACGAACTGCTGGTATACGGGGTCAGACAAGACTGCCGCAGCCGCGTCTTCAGAATCCGTACCAGCCGGTTGCCGACGCGCAGCAGCCTTATCCACAGCCGTGTCCATGCCAAACATCGGCACACCTGATCTTTCAGTTGGAAACATTGCCGCCATGTTTACGCTCCTTGCTGTCTTCTAATTATGCTTGGCTGATTACCAGTCATGCCCTGCATTGCCATTTGCATAGCATTAGCAAAATAGTTACCTGTCAATTCGCTAACATACTGGTCTGCCTGCAATCCTGCCTTAATAGCGCCAGTTGCAATCTGATCAGCAATTCCAGAAACTTTCAGACCTAAGTCATATTTGTTTTGCAATATTTGCTGACGGAAATTCTCTAGCTGAACTTGTGCTTGTTCTGCGCCTACTCCACCACGACTAGCAGCGCCCTGTGCTAATCTAGCTCGCATAGCTTGCAGTTGTTGCTGTTCGCCAACATTTAGTTCACCAGACTGCGCTTGAGCAAGAAGTTCTTGTCCTCGCTGACGGTACGGCGCAGCCATCTTCTCCATATCTTCTCTAGCACGCTGACCTTGTTTAGCTGCATTGCGAGAAGCAATAATTCCAGGCAACGCAGCCAATCCACCCATAGTTATGTTTTCAAGAACTCTTGGGCTAGTCAGTGTGGACTTAACTCTCTCTGACAGAGACATGGGTTCGAAACCATATTCTGTAGGACTGCCAGGGCCGTAAGGATTCTGAACATCTAGCGTTCGAGTGGAAGGCATAAAACCAGTGTCTGTACTTACGTCAGGAATATTTATTGGCGTAGGAGGACGGGGCGTAAAATTAACCGTTGGATACAACGTCTGCTGTGGAACGTCTGAACTGTAATATTGCGCTGTATCTGGTCGTGTTAAATCTATTTGCGGTGTGTTAGGTGAGAAACTATAAGGAGAAACCGGTTCAAAATCAGGTGTTGGAACAGAAGAAGTTGAAAAAGGCGCTTGCGAATAATAGGTATCAGCATTGGTGTTTACATTAGCCGTTCTGCTAGGAGAGTAATATGTGTCCGCATCCATCTCGTAAAACTCTAGCAACCCAGTATCAGGGTTGATTGTGCCAGCGCCACCAGCATTTTTGAGCATATACGCTTCTTTGGGCGTGATATGCACAAGCATACTGTCACCACCCCTGCCTTTTCCGGCAAGTTCTTTAGCGATTTGCTTGAGGTCGCTACTCTCTTGAAAAGTAGCCTTCAGTAGTTTTGCAATTTGTTTAGTCATAGCCACTGCCCCCTAATTCATCTGTTAGTTTCAACGATTCGACGTTCCAAACGGGTTGGCGTCTTTGACCTTTCTTATCCAAATAAGAACCGCCAGCGTCACCTACACTCAGCGCTTGGGCTAATGCGCTTGAACCAGGCATCATAAGCGGCGCTCCCAATAATGTTTGTAGTGGAACTGTTTTAGTTTCAACTGCTGGTCTGCGTATAACCTTTTTCTTTTTCTTTTTCTTAATTATTGGTGTTTCAGTTGACGTAATTTCAGTATCATCGATTTTAGTATCATCAATTTTAGTATCATCGATTTTAGTAGGCTCAGTTGGGCCAGTTACCGTTGTGCCTCCACCGTCAATACCTGTCAAGTTAATAATTTCTCTATCTGTATCAGTAATGGTCGGAGTAACGCCACCTGTCGTGGGGCCGCCGGTGCTTTCTCCGGTTGTGCTGCCAGATGTTGTCGGCGTATTTGTTTGTGTATTTGTGCCGGATTGTGTACTCGTACCAGTTTGTGTACTCGTACCGGTTTGCGTTTTTGTATCTGACTGCGTACTTGCGTCTGTTTGCGTTTTTGTGTCCGACTGCGTACCCGCATCCGTTTGTGTTTTTGTATCTCCCTGCGTTTGTGGGTCGGTCTGGTTTCCAGTTTGCGTTCTTGTATCTGTTTGGGTCTTTGTATCGGCTTGTGTCTGGGCGGAGGCTTGTTCTTGTCTTGCGGCCTCTTGAAACTCTCTTTGTAATTGATCAGCGCTAACTTGGGTTGCGCGTTGCTCCCAAAACTGTCTTCCGGCTTGATCCGCTTCACGATTTAAGAATTGGTCGTAAAGCGCCTGAATTTGGTCTTGTTGACCTGAGGGAGCGTTGGATAAATTTGTGCGAATTTTTGGAACAATCCCAGTCAATTCCAATATCTGTTGTTCATTTGTCGGTATTGCTGTCTGTACGCCAGGAGTTGTCGGTGGCGTTTGACCAGTAATAACCACATTAAAATCCTGCAAAGAACTTATGGGCTGACCTGATCGATTAGCACTTTCAATAGCTGCGCGTTCGCGTAATGGTAATGTGTCTATCTCTGGGGGCGTGGGAGCGCCTTCTTTTCCAGTAAAATAATTAAATAGAGTTGAATTTCTCTCACTTAATATTGCCGCTTCTTCCGGCGATATTTGCAAAATTTTTGACACTCGCAAAATATCGGCAGTTTGGGGAGTGTCTGAAAGTCGAGGCGCTTCTACAACGACTTCTGGCAATGTAGGCGTTGTGTCTGTAGTGGTTAAAGTATTATTTGGGGTGCTTAATGCCTGATCAATTAGAGCGCTTGCAAATGATGTATCGCCCGACATAGCGCCAAGCATAGAGTTTTCTTGCGTTGCGCGTCTTACTGCTTCAGCGGCAGGCACAGCCAACAAACCAGTAGCCAAGGCGGTTGCTCCAGCACCACCAGCGGCAACAGAGGTCAAAGAAGTCACCGCAGTTGCAAGTTCTACTAAGCCAGCATTTCTAATTGCATTAAGATTTTCTGGTTTGGCTAATTCTTTTGCAAAAGTTGGATCGGCTGCTGCTCTAGCCCTCCAGGTATCAATCAATTCTCTGGAAGCGTTACGGGCTAACTGATTGATTTCGTCAGCCGTTATTGGCCCTGCAAAAGCAACATCAACTTTATTTGCTGGATTGGTAAATGCTTTGAGAATGTCACCAGAAATTTGTTGTTTTGCCTGTTCCGCTTTTAACTTTTGTTCGGTGATGTAATCCTGACCAGCGCCAGCCAAACCGCTAACGAGTGCGCTTGCCCCAACATCTTGGCCTGTGACAGCGGCCTCGGTAGCGCCACCAGCCGCTGAAGCTAAACCTGATTTAAGCGTAAGATTGGCATCATCTGGCAGCACATCAAGCGCTGCTCCACCAATGGCCTGACCAGCGCCAGCACCTAATGCAGCCAATCCTGCTTTTCCAGGATCGCCCGTTTGAATCAGCGTGCCAGTACCAGCGCCAACAGCACTTCCAGCAACCGCAGGTAATGCAGCATTACCACCTAAAGTTCCGCTAAGAGTTCCAGCTTGTTGAGCGCCCTTAACAGCTTCACCAACTACTGAACCGGCATACATACCGCCTCCAGCAGCAAGACCTGCTTTGACGATATCTTCTGGAGAACCGCCTAATCCAGCAGTAATTCCAGCATTAACAACACCAGCGCCAACAGCCGTTGCCGCAGCACCTGTAGCGCCTAGAGCCTTACCAATAGCAGGCAAAAACTGAGGCGCAACAACCGCAACAACGGGAATAACAAACGGCGCTACCATTTCAAAGAAACTTTTATTTCTGTATTCTTGGTAGCCAGGATCGCCAGGCAGCGTTATTCCTGATGCTCTTGTTGGAAGACTTCCCGCTTTGGGATTTTCTGTTTTTGCGGCGGCGCGAAATTCTGCATTAAGTTGAGCAGGAGGAACCTGCATAGCCCTTTCTGTCCAAAACTGCTTGCCAGCCTCATCAGCTTTTCTGTTGAGATCGCGCAGGAATAAATACTCAACGTGCTGCTGTGGTGACATTGAGATGCCAGCGCGAGGATTTACGACGGTAGGATTAGTAGCCATCTTTTATCCTTAAATCAGTTTGGCGGCAGTTGCAAATATCGCAAGCGCTTGGTAATCAATATCACCGCGCAAGCTCTCAGCATCGCTTAATCCAAAGCGTCTAAGTCTTTCCATAAACATTGGATAGACCTGCTGATCTTGGATGCTCATTTCTGCCAGCTTTCCCAACTCTTTTAGCTGATCAGGGGTTAGACCAGTCTGCTCCATAAGCTGCATGATCATTTCCCTAGCCTGCTGCGTTTGCGGATTGCTCATAGCACCGCCACCACCTTGCATGGCTTGCATAACATCAGCGTTTTGTTGCATTGCAACATTTCTATTTGGTTGGGGAAGCATAGCCATAATCAATTTTCCAATTCAAGGGCAGCAACAATTTGTTCATGAATGTACAAGTGACTGGCTATCCAGTCATAAAAATCTTCTTCTCTATTCCAGTCAGTATCTAACAAATTGAAGGGGTTATTTAGCCCCAAAAGGTTAGCAAAAGCTTGGTGTTCAACCTGATGAACCTGCAACCAGTCATCCAAATTGTCTATATCAGCGTCAATTAGCGGGAAAACAGGCACTATAAAGCCTGCATCCATGAATGTTTCTTGGAATAACTTGTGCTGAACACCGTTTTCGAACAAAAACTCCCCTAGCGAGTCCTTATCGCCGAACTTCACGATGCTAAGAGTCTCCATGTTCATACTTTGTCAGCCTTACCTTCGAGTTTGTCGAAAATCTTGCCTAACATTCCCTTAATTTCATGGATGTCGTTCTTGTAATCGTCTTTACTAACGTACAAGTGCGGCAAATCCCGAATATCCTCATCTAAACGGTTCAACATCCGTGTAATGTTGTTCAGTGTCCAACCACCAAAGAAGGCGGCGATACCGACAACAAGATTAAAGAGCATTTGGCCTTCCAATTTAGACCCCGTAATCTTACAAACCATCGCCAGGCGTGATGTACACCGCAGCAGTTCCAGATGCTGTTCTTCCAGTAAAGAAAGCATTGGGCAAAAATGTCAGTATTTGAGTGGTATTTCCCAACAATGGGAAAGCCTCTCCTGTTGTGCTAATACTTGCCGATGCGGTATTGGCTGCTGCCGCAGTTGTGCCATAACCTAGAAACACGGTCACGTTTCCTGCGTTTACAACTCTGTATTGATTGCCACCCAAAGTAGTAGAAGAACACTGGACAGCGGTGGGCGCAGTTGTAGCAGCAGTAAAAATTACTGTGTTGCCTGTTTTTGTAAAAGCATTAATTCCCATTTAAGCCTCCGGTTGAGCAGGCCAATCTACAGCCCAAGGAAAACCATCTTTTTCTGGCAAATCGCGTAGTGCCTGGCGGTAAGTTGCCCAATCTAATTTGTTAGTAACTGGCGTATCATCCAACTGCGTCCAATCTGATTCAGCAAGTCTACGATTACGATCTTGGCGCACATTTTCAGATTGCTCTGCATCGCGCCTAGACTTATAAGCGGATTCCTGTTCGACTGCCGATCCTTCTTCGTTATCAGTGAAGATTGGCCCTAACACATATTTTTTGTACCACTTCCCATCTTCTGCTTTCTCTATGCCAGAAAACTGGCTGTACTGATAAACAGTTCCTCCAGTTGCTTGTGGCCCCTCGAACACAGGTTCAATTCCGTTTTGCACCATAAATTCTGGAGTTATCGGCGAAGGAATATCAAGTCTGCTTTTTAAAACATTCCGTAGCGAAGCATCCGTTGCAAAATACTCGCCTGTCGCTTCTATTCTGTATCCCATAATATTTTCCCTACGCAATAGCTAAGAAAAGATATGAACCTCCAGAAGCATTAATTGCTATTGGTGCTGTACTGGAAATCTCAAAACCCGAACTTGCCGGATTGATGTAATCAGTGGATGTGTTTTCTGATGCTGGACTATCCATAAAGAAGAATGGATCATTACCAACAGCAATTCCTCGAGCGCTATCCCAGACATACCAACCACCAATAGCATCTGTTCTTTTTATCATTACAAATCTTGCGCCAGTGGTAAATCCGCAATCAATAACTTGTGCCGCGCCTGTTCCCGTATAACCACCTGATTTTGAAACGCCTCCAATAGTTCCAAAAAGGTAAGCAACGTAGGTAGTACCACTCCCATTAACCTCACTTGAAGTACCAAGGCTAAATACGCTTGCGGTTGGGCTGGTGCTATTCCAGCGGGTAGTCGCGCCACTAACTCTCCCTGCTGTGCTATCAAGGAAAATATATTGCGTATTTGTTAAAGCCGATGAGTACACATTCCAACCACCTATAGCCGATCTTGCTTTTACAATCATTAAATCTGGAGCAACTCCTAAATTGTGCGCTTGTGTGGTGTTTGTGCCAGTTCCCGTGTAGCACACAACATCAAAGAAATAAGGTGCGCGGGTAAACAAGTAATTAATGTAGGTATTTGCTGATGCGTTGACAATAGTTGAAGTTGTTCCAACTTTAACCCCATCCATTACATCCCAAGGATTAGATTGTAAAATTGTTGCTCCGGCAGCAGTTTCTGCGGTTGTTGCGCTACTTGCAAGATAGTTAATTCCAACAAGTCTAGGAACCCACAAAGGAATGACTGACGCACCCCTATTTTTTATAATAACCAAATCGTCAATTGAGGAGCCGCCTGAAACAGTTGCATTTGCCCCAGTACCAGTTCTTGCAGACAACTGAAGAACATTCGTTCCACTTACGGGAACTCTCATTGGCCCACGACGAATCGCAATGTAAACAAAAGTTGATCCAGCTTCATTGATAGGCTGTTGTGGCCCATCAAAAAAGAATCCAGTCGCGGAAGCAACAACCCTATCAGCAGCAGTCGTTGTTTCAACATTAGCAGTATTAGGAGCAAGCCACGAATTTGGCCCCGTTCTTGCCATCCCGCGCATATTGTCAACGACCACCCATTGAGTTGCGCTCGTTGTAATATTTTTAATTAAAACCCACTGCGGTTCATACCCAAGCTGAACAACTTCTTGCGCTCTATGATTGCTTCCAAGATAAGTTCCGCAACTGATAACATTGTCAGCGGCAAAATCACCAAATCCACCTGCGTCATGAGCAAACGCATAAATCAATTTTGTACCAGTAGTTGCGGCAGATGAAATTGTGACCGTCGTACCAGATACGTTAAATGTTGTAAAACTTGCTTGGTTATCAGCTGAATTTAATATCAACTTGTTACTGCCGCTCAATGACCGATGCCATACAAACCAGTTACCGCTACCGGTATCTTTGAAAATTACCGAGCCTAACGTGCCAAGGTTTGATAAATCAACATCTGTTGCCGTGCCATTCGTATGCGAAACAGCTCTTACGTCAAAAAACTTATCTTTTTTTTCAAAAGTCCACGACGCATAATTTGCGCTACTTGTATTTAGTTTGGCTAGAGAACCAATACTAAACCCGTTGAAATTGAAAGAAGTAAGACCGTTTACTTGTGTTGTTTGCGCTGCGGAAGAATTGGATACCAAATCAAATGTTGCACCCCGCGCAGTATCGTATAAAGCATGGTCAGTAGCCGCTGATCGACTTTTGATCCAGACCATACCGCCCGATCCAGACAAGTCCATTCCGTTATCAATCGTTTGTGTTGATCCGTTTCCCGTATATAAATACGTCGAAAATACGTCTTCAACGTAAGAAGGCCCAGGAGTAGCTTGGCCCCCAAAACAAGACAACAACGCTTGTAGAATTCCTGTCATATCAGATTTGTGCCTGAGATTAACCAAGAGTTGCTGGTTACTTTTACTGCTGTCGCAATACCAAACTGCGTTAGTGTTCGGCTACCAGTTGCCCCGTTTCCAGCCAAATACATCGTGTCGCTAGTCAGAGAAATTGTGATGTTGTTAGCTGAACCATTAATGATGGTTACCGCCGAACCAATCGTGAATGCGACGTTTGAGTTTGCTGGAAAAGTGTAAACCGCAGCAGCCGTGTTAATGGGGTGATAAATATGTTTTCCAGAATCTCCAAGAACGACGTTGTAACTTCCATTCTGGATGTTCTGCGGGATACCCATATAGCCAACTACATTGGCGCTATCTGTTGTTGCATTAGCTACATTCGCGCTAATCGCCCCGCCGTTAATAGTGACGTTTGACAGCGTTATGTTGCCTATTGTTGAAACTGTATTTCCAAGCTGAATTACCGTATTTCCAAGCGTAATAGGCGTAGCAAAGTTTGCATCCAGTTGCGCCAACGGAATCGAAGTCGTGGCGCTGGCAAATGTATTTGGAACCGGCATTTAGAACCTCACTCTTAATTCGTGTTCGTATTCAAAACCGTTAATTACCATTGCCGAGGAATTAGAAGTAACGGTCATACCAAGATATTTACCCCATTGTTGCGCGTCAGTTTTGTATAAGACATATCCACTGGTACTGAGCCAGGAAATTACGCTAGATGAATTGTTAATCCAAGAAATAGGAGCGCCAAAATTGTTAGTCCAAACAACATAATTACCTAAAAGATAAGGCGGGCTAGAACTTGATTCGCTATCAATTGTTGTTGATAACAAACCAGCGCCATCTATTGTTGCTTCAATTCCAACCTTTAACGCTTGTTTTGTCCTGATTGGATCGGTCATCGGCATCAGTGCCGTTTCAATAACGCTATCAATCAAACTCGTAGAATCTGAATACAAAAACACTAAGTCTGTTCCGGTAGTTCCGTACATATTGATTTTTCCATTTGTAGGAATGGAAGTAATCAATTTTAAATTTGGATTTTGCTTAGTAAAAAACCATTTTTTATCAAAGAACACCGCTTGGATGTATTGATATGTGCCGTTATAGTTGTAGCGAATATTAAAGGCAGCACACAAAATGTTGTTTATAAGTACCTGACCACCAGTAATCTCTGCTGTAGTAAAGTCAATGTCAGGGAAGACGCCATCCAGAGCATCTGATATTTTTGAAGTAGTAGAGCCAACAAGTGCGTAAGCACCGTATTCGTTCATAAACAATACTGAACGGAAGAACGGGAAAATTGCATACGGCAACCGAGTACCTACGGAGGCAGATACGTTGGTGTTGGTGAATATAGTTGTGCCTAACGATGTAACGCGAACATCAGAAAAGACATTGATGCTGTCTTCACCAAAGATGTACAAAAAGTTATTGGCTGATAACAGTTGGACAATATTGCTATGGAGCGTGCTATCCGTTAAAACAAGGTTGCCAGCAGACACACTTGTAAAATCGCTATAAGAATCAGCAGCAGAGTAAAAAACAGTCCTTCCCTGGCTAACCCAAGTTCTTCCTGAAAAAGTTTGTATTCCTGATACTGAATCTGTTTGGATAACGGCTTTGGCTGCTCCATTATTGCCTCCCCCGCCCGTAATCGTCACAGTAATGTTGGCATTGTTGGTGTAGTTGATTCCAGGATTAGTCATTACAATCCGTGAAATCTGATTACCAGACAAAATTGCCCTAGCAGCAGCATTTGTACCGCCACCACCTGTAATTGTCACAACCGTATTTAATACGTTGGTGTAGCCCGTGCCAGGATTAGTGACATTGATGCTAACTGTGCCTTTTCTAAACGTCACAAAACTACAAACAGCATTTGCTGCGTTTGTACTACCACCACCAAAAATCGTAACTGTTGGTGGATTTATATAACCCGATCCAGCTTCTGTTAGCGTGATAGCCGTAACCGCATTAGCAGTAACCGTCGCTTGAGCCGTTGCCTGAATGCCGCCAACTTCATCTGGAGCAGAAATATTAACGACAGGTGTGCTTGTGTATCCGCTTCCTGGTCTAAGAATAGCTATTGATCCGACGGAGCCAATAGTAACTAGATTAGTTCCATCCCAAGAAAAAACACCTTTTTCTGGATCGCCAATCAGTATTCTTTCGCTTTTCCATTGTGTAGTGTTAATTCCAGAATTGGAAAACGTACCAGCAACAGCTACATTGCTTTTTGTGTAATTAACAACATTAATTGCTTCAGCCCGACCATTCTCGCTAAACCCTAAAACAAAATCTGAGTTATTGATATTACAAGATGTTAGAGTTGTAACTGAATTGGAAAATGAAACATTTGCAGTAGTAAAGGTTGGAACAATTTTAAGATTGGCGTAACCAATAGGCATGGCGTTTTCTAACCAAGAAAACTCATCCTTATCAATAGCCGTGCGGTTAGCCTTGGTGTTAACACCTCTGAAGTTCTTGACTACCTCGTAACTTTTCTTTTGCTCTGTCGCAGCCATAGTTAGAACGGAGTGCTGTAAGGATCGGGCATTCGCCTTGTGAACGTAGTGTTGAGTACAGAGCGAACCTTGCTAATATATTGCTGGTAGAAAATTTCAGATTCGCCATAAGACTGTTCTTTGAACTTCGCCGTATACGCTGCGTAGTAAGCGACAGGTGTTGTATACGGATCAATAATGCTGTCCACCTCTGCGCCATTAACCAGCGGCACAGGCAAAATCGTTGTATCGACTTCGATGGTGTAAACCTGGTCAGGAATCGGAGAAATGTAAATCTGGTTCTGACCGAAAACAGAAAAAGCTACAGGCCGACCAATGTAATTCTGCCAATAACGTAATTGTGCGTTGAACTGCGTCCAGGGCATATAAGACAGCGGATAACGGCTGTTCCCCCAAAACACATTGACGTTCAGAATATCTAGCGTCTGCCCAGTTTCCGGCAAACTGTCGTAAGGAATAATCTCGCAGTTACCAGCATACCGAAACTCTGCCGTGCCATTTAAAAAAGGCGTTGAAGGCGGGTATGCGGTGTAGTTATCTGGATAAGGCGGTGGAGTGTCACCTGTCGTTCCGGCAACAGTGACCTCATAAATAAAGATGTTTGAAAAAACTAAAGCGCCAACGGCATAGAACGTATTTGCAGTCCAGATAACTGGATTACCAGAATAGCCTACGGGTGCTATTGGTGTTTGAGCAACTTGTAGTTTTCTTAGACAGCCGGTATCTCTGGCAACGCGATCACGCGCACCATTGATGTAATCAGTCAGTTCCGAGTCGGAATAGAAATTCCCGTTTGCATCATGCAACAGCCTACGGACTTCCGTGATATAGCTGTTAAGAGTTGCCATTTAAAACCCATATCTAAGCGGCTTTAACGACTGTTCGCCCCCTATGTGCTTTAGGCACAAGGGGGGTTACTGAGTCATCGCCAGGGGATAAAAAGCGATTCTGTTCCGGCTTATCTTGGGTTATCTCAAACTTTGCCAACTTGACCAAACCTTCTTCGATCTCATTGGTTGATTTGCATAACCCAAGCATCACCATCGCAGGAAGTTTATTTTCCTGCTCATAACCAAATACATGACGCGCCATCTCTACACTGATCTCGACTGGTTCGTTTACAGGAAACTTATAGTCCTGAAAAGCGTAGTTTTGGATCAAAGCTTTTTCGCTTCGATTAGTCACATATACAGTTGTCATAACGTAATAATGTCACCGTAAACAGTAATGTCGCAAGTGCCGCTAGTTACCGCTGTGTTCACCCGTACAAACAGTGAACGAGCAGAGTAAGACGTAGACAACGCAGCAGTGGAAAGCGTCAAATCTTGCCACTTCGTAGTGCCATCTACAGAACTCAAAACAGTCGCATTGCTAACTGCATTAGACGTATTGCCATCATTAGATGTCAAAATTGTCACGTTTGCAGCAGCAATGCTCTGATTTGCTCTAGCGACAGTGATCCTGCGAACAATGTAAGAAGTGCCACCCACAACGGGAAGTTGAGCAACCGCATTGCCAGTTGAGCCAACGCTGACGTTGACCGCATGAGCAATAGCAAAATTACCAAATCCATCGGGGTATAACGAACCTACATGGTTAGCATCCATGTCGCTCCCCTTAGACGTTGTAAGTGCCGCTTACGTTCTCTCCACCATCTACGGTAAAGAGCGTAATTGTGGGAGTACCTGACAACACATTTGCGCGAACATTAGTACCGTCAGCAATGAACAGACCACCAGTATTGTTAGCAACCACAACGCTCCAAGAAGCGTTGCTAATGTTACCAGTGCTATTGGTGTTTAGTTCGATAGTGACGTTTGCAGTTGGCGCAATGTAGTAAGTACCCGCCGGTAGAACGACGGTTGCATTGCCAGCAGCGTAAGTCTGGAAGTAAGCCGACGCAGCGTTAGTGGCTGCACCCGCTACCAGAATTTTATTTAAGCCAAGAGCCATGACTATTTCTCCTTTACAGTGTCAAAGAGTTGTAGCCCGTGACCTTGGTCATCGACTTAGGCTTCGTATTGACCAATTCAGCAATTGTCAGCACTGCGCCAACGTAGCCAATCTGCCAGTTCGGAAGGGTCGATTCAAAGCCCGTGAACACGAACGAACCCTGCTCATGGATGTAGAGCGACAGGTAGTTGCTGTTCAGGAAGTAAACAGTACCTTCAGGGCAATAAGGATCAGGATAAATTGGCACACCAGCGACCATCAAAGCACGGAAAGCTGCTTGTGGGCCATTGGAGTCACCATCAAAGCCGTTACCTGGAGTGATCATATACTGCTCTTGACCAACAAAGTCTTGAGCCAGCAATGTCCAAGTACCGAAGCCGCAAACACCAAACGACGGTACTTCAGCGCCGTTCTTCACAGTTCCGCTGATGTACTGAAGGATGTTCTGACGAGTTGGGTTGACCGAACCAGCGGCATACTCTTTCGACTGCCACCAGCTATAGGTCGAACGGTTGATGTTACCGTAAGTACCCGATGACGAAACAGCAGCCGGTAGGCCGGTGAACTGTTGCGTGTTGGTTGTGTTGGTGTACAACGCGGTAGCCATTGCATCCATCATGACGTTAGTCGCGTCGTTCATACGCGCTTCGATCAGAGGAATGATGGCTGCGTCTTGCTGGACTGCGCCTTCCATACCGAGGAACGGCACTGGGGCAATCATCAACTTCAGGTTGAATTCAGCGTTGTAAGCACCCTGCTGAACAGACGGTTGAGCGAACGAGCCGCTGTAGTCTGACCACTGAGCGTTTACGAACTGTGAACCCTGGACAGGAACAGTTACAGAGGAAACACCGCCGGAAGCCTGTTGCGAGTTAGCAATCAGAGCCGCCATCAGCGGTGTCGAGTTATAGAGTTGTACGACCAGCTTCGGGATAAACGCCCTACGGGTAACGTAAGTTAGTTCCGTAAATTGCGTACTACCCGTTGCCGGAAGAATACCGCCACCAATAGGCATAGTTTATCTCCGAGTCAAAAATCCCCTTGTTTACAGGCCAATGGGTCGCGGGTTTTTCCGCAACTCATTGAGTGCTTTTGCTGCTTCATCCCGTGCGCCAGCAACAGGGTTCTTCCAGTATTTCGACAGGTCGAACTTGTTGATAGCTGACGGGTTATAACCGGTTGGCGTAGGTGCGGCAGACTGCTGCATCCAGCGCCAGTATTCCGCTGCTGCTTCGTGGTTAGTAATGCCTTTTTCTAGCATGACCTTCTCCACTTCCTGAATGTCATCATCATTGTCAATCAGACCTTTTGACTTCAACTTGCTGCGACGCTTGTTGAGTTCATCCATCGCATCCTTTTCACGAAGCCTTGCTTCCAATTGAGCAACACGGTCATTTGCCCTTTCGACAGCATGACGCGTGTAGTCTTCAATTTCCAGTTCGGGAATCGGCATCTCCGGCTTGACCTTCTTCACTTGACGCAGAAAGTCTTTGCGCGTTTCAGGATTCTCGGACAGTTGTTTTGCAAGCAAAGCCAGTTCGTCACGGGCTTCTGGTGTTAGGTCTTCTAATGACATGATTATCCCCTTAATAAATTAAACAACCCGCTTACCGTCACCAGGCTTCTGAACTTGCATCTTGTTCTTGCTGCCTGTTGCACCAGGATTTTTCAGACCGCCAAACTCCGAAAAACGGGGAGTATTAACGATTTGACCATTCTGCTGGTTGTTGTCGGTAGGGCGGCGAGGTGCGGAAGCGCCGCGTGGCTTAAATAAATCCATGATTTCTCCTTACATTGTTTGAGGGGTTCCGCCTGGCATCTGCATACCAGGTATTGCTGGCGCTGCTGCCAAAGCCTTACCTTCCGGCGTTGCGCCGCCCGCCTGTGGAAGTGCCTGTAGCATCTGAAGAATCTCAGATTGCTTCAATTCGTCAATGGATTCTCTCTTGTTGCTGATAACGCCAGTCAAAGTGCGTAGCGCAGACAAGACTTTTACGCCTTCAGGCGAACTGCTACCCAAAGCAGGCAGCGCTTGTTGAATTAAGTCCATCGCCAAACCTAAATTGACCATTGCGCCTTCACGATTGCCCATTTTTGGTTCTGGCGTAGACATTGGGGCAGACATTGGCGGCGTCATATCCGTTGCAGACGCTTCCGAGTCCATAGGCGAAGGTTGTTGCGGCCCTCGCTGGTTACGCATCATCTGCATTAGTCGATCCGGTGGTACGCTCATAAATACCCCAATAAATTTTGCCGATAGAATTAAGCTTTTTAATAGCTTTTGTCAAGCAGGGGCGTATATTTCATTTCCCCGCCCCCTTGGGAGAAATCCAAAAGGATTACTTGCAGCCCTTGCGACCTTTGCGTGCCATAACAGCCTCCATTAAGCAGCGGCCACCTAGTTTATGGACAGGCAGCCACATCCTTTACCCTTTAGGGGTGATTAACGACGAGTTTTGCGACCGCGCATCATTTTCTTGTACATCTTCATCTCCTAGCTAGACTTATCCCCTTACTGATCGACCGTAAGTTCGTGTAGATGGCATACGGTCTAAACTTCTGAATCCTTGCACCCGATATTGCAAACTAGGCTGGCGAGGCGAATCATTCATAGGCGCTGATGTTCCTGTCCTTGGCTGATCTGCTTTTGGTGCAATAGTGTCTTGAGCCATTATTCCCCCACTGCTTTCAAGTCAGGTTTACTTTGCTGCGGCGGCTGCGGTTGCTGCGCCTGCTTTGCTTCCATTACCTTTAACTTTTCCTTCAGCAACTGCTTCATCGGAGGTTCAAGCAAATCTATCAGAGATTCCTTATCGATAGCGCCAGCCTTAAACATATTGAAGGCAAGCTGTCGCAGGTCTTCAGTAAAGATCGGGCTATTTGAGTGGGCGTCCACCTTTACCACATAGTTGTTGGTGAATTGCTCTGCGATAAACGGCACACCCTCAGTATCAACCAGCCTAGTGTCATCATAAGCTTGAATCAGCTTTAAGAACAGCGTGGATACTTTTTCGAGACTATCTTCAATGACGAGCGCACGTTTTTTCGCTCTGGAGGAGCCGAGTCGGGCGAGTTGGGAGGCGTGACCTTGGCTTCTGACGCCGGTTTCTCCACGTCCTGAGAGTACACTTGTAATACCTGACGCTTCCGCGAACATCGCATCCACTTCACGGATCACCTCGAACAAGTCACCTGGCATTTGCGGAGCCATCTTCTCGACTTTGGCGTTAGGCATATCGGTTGCCAGCAAGCCACCTGCCCGATTCAGCGCAAAGTTCTTCTCATCCAAGATGCCGGTAAAGCCAATCAGCGCTGTAGGTGGCGCAACTTGCTTAGACA